CAAGACCAAAGCAAACAACCCTGGCGCAGTAAAAAGTTTTGTTGCACGTCACGATTGCAAAAACAAAAAAGACAAAACAAAAGCAGGTTATTGGGCGTGTCGTACACCACGTTACAAGGCCTTAGGAGTTAAAGGCGGACAATGGTGGTAAAACCTTACGAGGAAACCTCTGTCGCACCTAACGTTAAACAAAGAACATTTCGAGAAGACGCAGATAACAGTGACCTTTGCTGGCACCGTGATGCTGAGGATCGTACAGTTCGTGTGTTAGAAGGTGCAGGATGGAGTCTACAGTTAGACAACCGGTTGCCTATGGCACTAGTGCCTGGTAGAGATTACTTTATTCCTGAAGCAGTTTACCATAGACTTATCAAAGGTAAGTCAGACCTAGTGGTAGAGATCAAACTAAAAAACTAAATTAATTTACACTAAATACTGCATTGGAGTATAACATGGCTATGTTTTTAAGATGGTGGTTGCTTTTCTGTACCAGTTGTGCAGCAATGTACACTGCTTATATTTTTGGTTTTGTTGATGCATTGATTGAAAAAGACATCACACGAATAAGTTTTGGTATTATTATAGTATTTCTTATGTCCAGCTTGTTTACAGGATGGATCACATACAAGAGCTCAAAGTCAAAACAATCTCAACAACCTAATATAAACATAGTATGGTTTATCACTGAGCTGCTATTAGCAATGGGCATGATTGGTACAGTAATTGGATTTATTATGATGTTGGGCAACAGTTTTGAAAGTCTTAATGTTTCAGATACTGCCAGTGTTAAGACTGCACTAACAGATATGGCAATAGGCATGAGTACAGCACTTTATACCACACTGGTAGGTATGACATGCAGTCAGATGTTAAAAGTACAGCTAGTCAATGCTGAACGACAATGAGCAACATCAACAAGTATAAAAGCAGTATTGGGTTCACTGATCTATTATTCAATCTTGTAATTGGATTTGTTTACCTTTTTATGATTGCTTTTATACTGATCAACCCAATTACAAAAACAGGTGATGTAATCAAAAAAGCAGACTATATGCTTGTACTTGAATGGAATCATGATCTAAATGATGACATTGATTTATGGGTACAAGATCCCACTGGAGAAATTGTAAGTTTTAAAAAAAAGCAAGCATCAAGCATGCATCTTGAACTTGATGATTTAGGGTATAGTAGCGATAAAGTAATAACTGACCCAAGCTATAAAATTATTAACATCAATCGAGAAGTTGTTACAATACGTGGTGCAGTGATGGGCGAATATAAAGTTATGGCTCATGTGTATAATCGAAAGCCCAGTGCAATAACAGCTAATTCAGAAGCAGTAGATCTGAGGATTATGTTAACTGTGATACAGATCAATCCATATATTGAACATAAACTAGTAGAACAATTATACAATGAACGAGGACAACAATTTAGTTTATTGCGTTTTACACTGGATGGACAAGGTAACTATGTTAGCGATAGTTCACAGCCCAGTAATATAATAACTCAAGGAAAACCATGGTGATGATGTTTGATACTCAATTGATTAGTTTGTTTGCTAGTGTGGTGTTATTAGTACTCACAATGTTAATAATTGGTGTACATGTGTATCGTAATCTAATTATAATGATGCTTGTAATTCCAGTGTGTTTGTTTTGTTCATTTAGTGTATACAAAACAGTTACCACAGTATTAGGATACCCAGTACTGCAAAGTATTAGTGAAAAAAGTATATATCTATCTCATGTTCAAAGTTATGATGATAAATGGTTGTATGTTTGGGTAATGGAACCTGGTGATTATCGTCCCAAGAGCTTTAAGATCATTAACACTGATTCAAATCGTAAACAAATGGAAAAAGCAAAACAAAGACAAGGTGATGGTGTACCAACTGAGATTTTAAAAAATAATGGAAAAAATCGCCAAGGTGAAGAAAATGCAGGAGAGTACTTGATCTACGATTTTTCTATTGACAATCAAGGCTTAAAGCCATATAATAATAACTAATTTACAATAGGAGATGTACATGGATCGTGTATTTAATAGTGAGGAAAAAGCAAAACTCACACAAGTAATCAACGAAGGCCTAACAGTGATGCAAGAAGTTGATGACCTAAGCGAGGGGTTAAACGACACTATCAAAGCAATTGCAGAAGAAATGCAAATTAAACCCGCAGTGCTTAAAAAGGCAGTGCGCACAGCATACAAAGCAGACTTTGAACGCACCAGCGATGACTATGCTACGCTAGAAAATATTTTAGCAACAGTTGGTAAAATCTAAATGGCATATCGCATACTGTTGGTTGCTTTAGAAATTGAACTACCTTATAAGCAAGCACCAAAAGACTACAAAGTGGTGTACACCGGTGTAGGCAAAGTAAATGCTGCTTATGCAACAACACGAGCCATCAGCGAAGCTCATCAGTTAGGTTTTAGTCCAACTGTGATCAACTACGGTACTGTTGGCACTTGTCGTAGTGATCTCAGTGGCATGCATCGTGTTACAAAGTTTATTCAGCGTGATATGAATTGTGAGCCAATTGAGTTGAGAGGTACAACACCATTTGAAGCAGGCTATCCTCATATTGATTTTGGTGTAGGTATGCAGCACCATCTCACTGTGGGCACTGGAGATCAGTTTGTACATGAAATTGATCATTGGCTGGTTCGCAATGAAATTGATTTGGTGGACATGGAAGCATATGCTATTGCACATGTGTGTAAAAAAATGAATGCAGACTTTACCTGTTACAAGTATATCACTGACACAGTTGGAACAGAACACCAAGCAGACACATGGAGATCAAATGTGGACAATGGGGTTCAAGAAATATTAAGGATTCTATGATTAAATTTTGGAAAGACAGTTATACCAGTGATCGTATTGCATTTTACTTTGAACTGATTAGCTTTATATTTACAGTGGGTGCAAGTTTGACACTTGCAATCAGTGCCAAGAACCCAGATATGACTATTATATATCCGTTGTTTTTCATAGGCAGTGTTACACAATGCTATTCATCATATCGCAGAGGCGCAGCATGGGTTATGCTGTTGACAGGCTGGTTTGTGTGTGTTAATATCTTTGGTTATGGAGTATCAGTACAATGGTGGTAGAACGTAAACCCTATCAATGGTTAGCTTGGTTGGCAACAGCAACGCTGGTTGGCGCAGCAGGATTAGCAAGTTTTGTTCCAGAACTTTATTTGCATCACTGGGCATTTATTGTTGCTAATGGACTGTGGATTGCTGTAGGGTATGTATGGCGAGAAAACAGTTTACTTTGGATGAACATTCTGTTAACATTAATATACGTTATAGGATTATTTGCATGAGTTATGTAGACGCATACTTTGATAGACAACAAGATCGCATTCACGTTGTAGAACGTGTTGATGGCCGGCGCGAGTATCGAGAATACCCTGCTAACTATCTGTTCTACTACAATGACCCACGTGGCAAGTTTAAAAGCATATATGGTGATCCTGTTAGTAGATTCAGCACACGCAATGGCAAAGAGTTCCAAAAAGAACTTAGAATGCAAGGCAAAGATGGGCTTTGGGAAAGTGATATCAACCCAATCTTTCGTTGTTTAGCAGACAACTACAGAGGTGCTGAAGCACCCAAATTGCAAACAGCATTCTTTGATATTGAAGTTGACTTTGATAAAATTAGAGGATATAGCCCAACAGATGATCCGTTTAACGCTATCACTGCAATCTCAGTATACATGGATTGGACGGATCAACTGGTTACACTGGCTGTTCCGCCAAGTGGCATGACAATGGAAACTGCACAAGAACATTGTGCTAGGTTTGACAACACATACTTGTTTACTAGTGAAGCAGAGATGCTTAAAGTGTTCTTGGACTTGCTAGAAGATGCAGACATTGTAAGTGGATGGAACAGTGAAGGATATGATATTCCTTACACAGTAAACCGCATTACCCGTGTGCTCAGCAAGGACGACAACAGACGTTGGTGTTTGTTTGGACAAATGCCTAAGAAGCGCACATTTGAACGTTTTGGTGCAGAAAACATCACATTTGATCTTGTGGGCAGACAGCACTTGGACTACATGCAATTGTATCGCAAGTACACTTATGAAGAGCGTCATAGTTACAGTTTAGATGCCATTGGTGAGTATGAACTAGATGAACGCAAAGTTGCATATGAAGGCACATTGGATCAGTTATACAATCAAGACTTTGAAAAGTTTATTGACTACAACAGACAAGATACTGCACTGCTGAAGAAACTGGATGACAAACTAAAGTTTATTGACTTGGCCAATGTGTTGGCACATGAAAATACAGTGCTGTTGCCCACAACAATGGGTGCAGTTGCACTAACAGAACAAGCCATCATTAACTTTGCACATGACCAAGGTATGGTTGTGCCCAACAGAAAACAGCACGATGGCGATACTGCGGCTGCTGGTGCGTATGTTGCGTTTCCTAAAAAAGGTCTGCATGAATGGATTGGTTCAATGGACTTGAACAGTCTGTATCCTAGTGTGATTCGCGCACTTAATATGGGTCCAGAAACTGTGGTAGGACAACTGCGTCCTATTATGACTGACAACAGTATCCGGCAGTTAATGGATCAAAAGAAAAGTTTTGCTGATGCGTGGGAAGGACAGTTTGGTTCAAAAGAGTATCTTGCTGTGATGAACATGGAACGTGGCACAGAAATTACTATTGACTGGGAAAGTGGTGGTGAGGATACATGCAGTGCGTATGATGTGTGGAGATTGGTGTTTGACAGCAATCAGCCTTGGACACTGAGTGCTAATGGAACTATCTTTACATATGACAAAAAAGGTATTATTCCGGGCTTGCTAGAACAATGGTATGCAGAACGCAAAGTGCTACAAAAGAATGCCAAAGATGCACAAGGTGTAGACAATGATGCATTTGTGTATTGGGACAAGCGACAGTTGGTTAAAAAGATTAACTTGAACAGTTTGTATGGTGCTATTCTTAATCCTGGCTGTAGATTCTTTGACAAACGCATTGGGCAAAGCACAACACTAACAGGACGTAGCATTGCCAAACACATGAGTGCTAAGTGCAACGAACTGCTCACAGAAGATTATAACCACACTGGCGATTGTGTGATCTATGGAGACACAGACAGTGTGTACTTCAGTGCTTGGCCTGTGATTAAAGATCAAGTCAGCAGCGGCGTAATGAAATGGGGAAAAGATGAATGCATTGCACTGTATGATCAACTAGGCGAAGCAGTCAATGAAACATACCCTGCATTTATGGAGAAAGCACATCATTGTCCAAGACACTTGGGAGAAATCATTGCTAGTGCTAGAGAGATTGTGGCTACAAAAGGACTGTACATCACTAAGAAACGTTATGCAGCATTGGTCATAGACAATGAAGGTTTTCGTACAGACACAGATGGCAAGCCAGGTAAAGTAAAAGCAATGGGCTTGGATCTCAAACGCAGTGACACTCCTAAGGTCATGCAGGACTTTATGAGCAGTTTGCTATTAGATGTACTAACAGGTGCCGGATCCGAACATGTGATTGAACGCATCAAAGAGTTCAAACTAGAGTTTCACGAGCGTCCAGGCTGGGAGAAAGGCACACCCAAACGTGTTAACAATCTAACTATGTACAGCAAACGTGAAGAGCGTGAAGGTAAAGCAAACATGCCAGGACATGTGAGAGCAGGCATGAACTGGAACACACTCAAACGCATGAACAGTGACAAGTACAGTGAGCCTATCATTGATGGTATGAAAACCATTGTGTGTAAACTAAAAGCCAATCCATTGGGTTGGACTTCAATTGGTTATCCAACAGATGCCACACACTTGCCAGACTGGTTTAAAGAACTGCCATTTGATGACAGTCTAATGGAAGCAACTATTGTGGATCAAAAGATCAGCAACTTGTTGGGTGTACTAGATTGGGATTTAAAAGCAAACACAAACACAGCAAGCACATTTGACAACCTTTTTAGCTTTGAGTAATATGCACACATAAATACTACACTAGGAGTAGTGAGCAATGAGCAGACTAGCGGAGAAAATAAATCAACTCAATCTAATCCAGACCCAATTTGGTAATTTGGGCCAAGGTATTGATGCTGCACTCACCAGTATACACACTGATAAACAAAAAGTTGATCACTACCGCAGTAGTTTTAAAGATCGAGCAAACTTTGACAATATGATTGAAATTGCTGATCAGCTTGAAAAGTTATTAATACAATACAAAAAAGTAAGTATAGACACAAAAAATCAAGTTTCGCAATTAGTTGGACGTAAAGAAAGACACATACTACAAGCAGACTATGCACGGTATGAATCTGAGAATATTAGTGCTGAACTGTTGGAAAAAAGATTTGATCATGTAAGTGATGATATTAAAGATGCACTTATGTATGTTACAAATTCAAAAACTGATTGGGTCACTGGTGCAGTTGATGTTTATCCAGTTAATGGTCACTTTACAAAACATTTGATTAGTTGTGATCCTTTGTATGTTATTATTAATTCACCTCAATTGTTACCAACTATAAAAAACGATTTTAATGAATTTTACCGTGACAACAGATTGCGTGTATACAACAGCATTGATGATATTCCAAATAATCAATTGGGCTTTGCAACATGTATCAACAACTTAGA